ATAAAAAAATTGACTTAAAGTTACACTATAAGCCAATTTCCAATATTTTTCACTTTTTCAGAGCCTGAAAAGTATTATAAAATTTTATTTTGTTTCATGATCTTATTGTAGAAAAAATTAACATCTTTATTATTTTTTATAAGTTCATTGTATGTATCTCTAGCTCTTAAAAAATATGGAATGTTTACTGTGCCGGTTTTATCTAAATTTTTATAATAACCGATTAACACATTTAAAATTGTTGCTTTCTTTTCTTCAAGGGCCTTTTGATGTTTTTCAAAATCTAAAATTACTGTCATAATTCCTACTCCTCTATAAATTTAATTTGCATTATATCTTTATCTATGACTTCTACAATTGCAGTTTCACCTTTTTCAATGTCCATCTGCTCAATAACTTTTTTAGGAATATTTAAATATAATCCTTTTTTACTTGCCTGAATAATAATCGTTTTTTTCATTATATCAAATCCTCTTCATGACATATAAATTGTATTTCTTGATCCGAAAATTCTGGAATTACTGCAGATTTTTTGTTTTCTTGATAATCCATAAATTCCATAAACATCATAAAACTTAGAAATAAAATGCTTAAAACTACTAAAAATCTTGTCATAATAACCTCTCTTCCTTTTTGTACTTATATTTTAACATAACATGTTTTTAAAATCAAGTGATTTTTTAATAATTCTTAACATAAATACAATAAATGAATGAAATGTTTTATAATGGGTTAGGGTGAATAATGAGCAAATTTAAAGCATCGGATTATAATGTTTATAATTCAAAATTTGGATTTGATAAGTACAAACAACTTTATGACCTCATGCAAGAACTTTTTAATTTGTTACCTTTTGATGAGAAAGATTTTGAAAATGATACTTGTTTTAAATATAAAAATTTAAATTGCTTCGTAGATAAAGAAAATGGCTCTTATTGTGAAGTTATTGGTTCAGGATGGTTTTCTCTTTCGGATAGAGTTATAATTCATAAAAAAGTTATGGAGAAAATAAGTGAAAGATTGGACAGGAAATAAAAATTCAATATTTAAAACTCTAGGTGCTAGTAATCATTGTGACCATGAAAGAGCAAAACATGATTACTATGCAACCGAACCGAAAGCAGGAGAACTATTATTAGAAGTTGAACCAGATTTAAATAATATATGGGAATGTGCTTGTGGTGAAGGACATTTAGCAAAAGTATTTGATAATGCAGGAAAACTTAAAAGAGCTACTGATTTAATTGACAGGGCATACACTCCATCACAATATGCAGCTTATGGCTATGGAGATTTTGAGGACTTTCTAAAAATTAATTTAAATTGGTATGGTGATATAGTTACAAATCCACCATATAAATACGCAAAAGAATTTGTTGAAAAAGCTCTTGAATTAGTCAAAGAAGGAAGAAAAGTATGTATGTTCCTTAAACTTACTTTTTTAGAAGGTAAGGCAAGAAAAGAACTATTTAAGAAATATCCGCCAAAAGTAGTATATGTTTCTAGTTCAAGATTAAAATGTGCTTTAATTGGTGATTTTAATAACACTGGAAGTAGTGCAGCGGCTTATGCGTGGTTTGTATGGGAAAAAGGATATAAAGGTGATACAGTAATAAAATGGATTAACTAATTGTGTTATAATAAGATTAGAAATTATGAGTGAAAAAAAGAAAAAAAGACAATATAATGTGCAAAATTTGAAGCCTATTCAAAAAGGTCAACTTAGCAAAGATGAAGCAAAGAGAAGAGGCTCTCTTGGCGGTAAAAAATGTGCACAAGTAAAAAGAGAGAAAAAACTCTTTAAAGATATTTTTCTTGATTTGCTTAATTATGATATTGAAAAATTTACAACTAATGAAGAACTTTTAGAGAAAATTTCTCAAATAAATCCTTTATTTAGTCAAAATATTGATGTAAAAACAGTTATATCAGCACAAATAATAAAAAAAGCTGTTAGTGGTGATTTGAGTGCAATCTCAATGTTAAGAGAACAAATAGGAGAAGCACCTGCAAGTAAACACGAATTAACAGGAGCAGACGGCTCTCCTTTAGTTCAAAAAGTGTATGTTACTCCTGAAGATTTAAAGGAAACGGATGAACATATAGATGAAGTTATCGGTGGGAATAGATAAAGAATTTTTAGGACAAAGACTACTACAAAGAGGTTTTAGAGTTTGGTTTTTGTATATGTTCCGGATAATTGAAGGAACTGACTTTGTTGTTGAAGAAATGCATCATGACCTTTTTGAATATTTTGATGATTTGTATAATCAAATAATTACACGTTTAAATCTTAATATCCCTCCTCGTGCCGGTAAAACTACAATTGGGAAATATTTTATTGTTTTTTGTGTTACTAAAAATCCTAAATCTAATTTTATTTATACTTCATTCTCACAATCTTTATTGGCAGATGTTTCAAGAGATATTATGAAAATATTAGAACATCCGGTTTATAAAGCAATGTACTCTAATAGAACGTTTTTAGAAGAGGAAGAAGTAAATCCTATTGATAAGTTTTGGAGTGAGTATCTTTTTGAAACTGAGGGAAAAAATGTTTATTCAAACAAGAAAATTGTAACGGCTCAAGGTGGTGTTTTGTTGTTTGCTTCAATTGGTTCAACTATTACAGGTTTTGGAGCCGGTATTAGAGACTCAAAAAAATTTACTGGGGCCTTGATTATTGATGATGCAAATAAACCCGCAGATATTCGTTCACAATTGATGCGTGATAAAGTTGTTAGATATTTTGAAGAGACTTTGTTATCTCGTTTAAACAACAGTAATGTTGCTATTTTAAATATTCAGCAAAGATTACATGTAGAAGATTTATCAGGTACTTTGATAAAAAAATATAACTTTATTACCTTAAAAAAATCGTTACTAAATGAAGAAGGAAGATGTCAGCTTCCTAAACAATACACAAAAGAACGTATTGAAGAGCTGCAAAAGAATAATTATGTTTTTCAGGCCCAATTTCAACAAGAGCCAATTCTTGATGGTGGTAATGTTATAAAAACCGATTGGTTTAAATATTATCCTGTTAGCTCTAATTTTGAATATAAAAGAATAATTATGGTTGCAGATACGGCCATGAAAGTAAAAGAACATAACGATTACAGTGTTTTTATGGTTGGGGGAATTTCTCAAGATAATAAATTACATGTATTGGACGTTGTAAGAGGAAAATGGGAAGCTCCGGAACTTAAAAGAAAATGTAAAGAGTTATGGAACAAGTGGCAAACAGGGGAAACTTTCTGCAGTGGTTTATATGTTGAAGATAAAGCAAGCGGCACTGGTTTAATCCAAGAAATTAAAACAGAATGCTCAATTCCTATAATTCCGATTGAAGCGGACAAAGATAAATTAACCCGTCTTGAGAGTGTTTTAGCACATATTGAAGCCGGGAACGTTTTATTACCTGAAAGTGAATTATACGGATTTAATCCTGAATTATTATCAGAATGTCAAGAATTTACAAGAGATGATAGTCATAGGCATGATGACCAAGTGGACTGTTTGGTTTATCTTATAATGAACACCATTGCAAAATTAACTGTTAGTATTTATGATGTTATTGATTAGTGTGCTATAATATACCTATGAGTAAGAATAAAAATAAAAATAAGAATAAACTTAATTTACCACAAGTAGTGGATGTAGAAAAATCTAACAGTTTAACTGAATTTGCGTTAGGAATAAGAACACAACAAAATCAAATTGCACAAGCAGATACTGCAGAGGTTAATCTTAGACGATATATGTTGACGAATAACCGTATGTTGTTATCACAACTTTATGTTGAAATTGGCCTTGTACAAACTTTAGTTGATCAACCTGTTGATGATGCTTATGCTGAGCTTCCGACTTTGAAATCAAGTCAAATTGAACCTGAAGAGATAGAGCAAGTGCATCAATACATGCGTGAAAGTAAATGGTTTGATACATTCAAGCAAGGGATTAAGTGGGGTAGATTATACGGTGGAGCCGGTATATTTATAAACACAACTCAAAACCCTGTTAGTGAATTTAGAACTGATAAACTTCATCAAGACTCTAATATTAGTATTTATGCCGTTGATAGATGGGAATTGAATTATCAACCAAGTGGTGAGATTAATGTTGACAATTTGAACCGTTCAAAAGGTATAAGTCAAACTCCTTATAATCTTTACGGTGTAACTGTACACGATAGTAGAATTCTAAAGATTAAAGGTAAAGAAGCTCCGCCAATATTATCACTTCAATTAATGGGTTGGGGTATGTCAGAAGTTGAAAGATTACTCCGCTCTTTAAATGCGTATTTGAAAAACCAAGATTTGATTTTTGAGTTATTGGATGAAGCTAAAATTGATGTTTATAAGATTGAAGGGTTTAATAATGCTTTATTACAAAAAGGCGGTACTGATAAGATATTAAAACAAGTTACAATAACAAATCAAGTTAAAAATTATTTAAACGCACTTGTTTTAGATGCTCAAGATAATCATGAGCAAAAGACAATGACTTTTTCAGGCTTGCCTGATATGAATATTCAAAATAAACAGAATATTGCATCAGACCTTAAAATGCCAATAACTAAATTATTTGGTGTTTCTTCTGCAGGTTTCAACAGTGGTGAAGATGATATTGAAAACTATAATTCAATGCTACGTTCTGAAATTAGAGCAAAAAATCACTCAACACTTGTAACTATTTTCAAATTAGCTTGCTTAAAAGTTTTAGGATTTATTCCTGAAGATATAGATTTAGAATATCCTGCTTTAAGGGTTTTATCTGCAGAGCAAGAGGAAAATGTTAAAAATCAACAGTTCAACAGATTGTTACAGGCTTATTCTGCACAAATTATTACAGAAGAAGAATTTAAGGAAGCGTGCAATAAAGCGAACTTATTCCCGATTGAGGTTGAAGTAAAAGCAATTCCAAAACTAGAGGATTTGGCAGCTCAAGGGAATAAAGAAAAGAAAAATAGTAAAGGTTGGAAATGGTGGTAAAGCAATTAAAACCAATTATTGACAAATTAAAATATTCAAATTCTATAACTCGTGTTTTAAACGAGTTTTTTATTTATACTTTTTGGGCTGAAATTGCAAGGATTTTAAAATCTGTGGGAGAGTTAGAAAACGCAAAAGAGGATGTTGTTATTGAGGCGATTAGGTCCGGTCGTATTGAATATGTAAACGGAAAGTTTTACGGTAAATTTAATTCAAAGATTAGCAAAGCCTTAATCGATATGGGTGCAAAATATAACAAAGTAACTAAAACTTTTGATATTGCAAAAGACTTACTTCCAATTAATGTAATTGAAGCTATTGCAGCAAGTGCTGTTTTAGCTGCAACAGTTCGTAAGCAATTATTAGATTTTTTGAACTCTTTCAATATAGAAAATTACATGCCAGATTTACAAAAAGTTCTTGATGTTCCTTTAGATCACATTTTAGAAGATTTAGATGAACAAGCATATTTTACTCTAAAAGATGCGATTACTATTGAACCGGAATTAAGTCCTGAAATGAAAACGAATTTAAAAAAGGAATATACAGAAAACATGGAACTGTCTATTAAAAATTTTACAGAAAAACAAATTATTGAACTTCGACAAATTATAGAAGAAAATCAGTTTAAACGTAACAGTAATGAAAGTTTAATCAAACAGATACAAGACCGTTATGGAGTTACTGAATCAAAGGCTCGTTTTTTGGCCCGTCAAGAAACAAGTCTTTTGACAGCTAAATATCGTAAGTTAAGATATACTGATGTAGGGGTATATAAAGTAAAATGGTCAACATCACATGATAATAGAGTAAGAGATTCTCATAAAAAATTAGACGGTCAAATATTTGATTTAAGAGAAACTCCACCAATAATAGATGAACGTACAGGACAAAGAGGTTGGCCTGGAGAAGCATATGGTTGCAGATGCGTATTAATTGGAATTATTGAATAAAAAATGGATGATATTTTTCTCTTGCATAATTAGCTGTAACAATGGCATCTTTTAAGTTGTCAAATCTTCCAATGCTACTCTAGCCTTAGAATATTATTGTATAATAAAAATAGAGTATTGTTAAAACTATGATATAATAAAATCAAGAGGTAAAAATGGAAATATTAGAAAACTCAAAAGAAAAAGACTGGGCCAAATGTTATAGGGCTGTAAACTTCATTGAAAAGGGTGTTTGTACCTATCAAGATGAGGTTGTATATCTTAATCAGAACACACTTGAAAAATGCGTAAGAGATATTAAAGGTAAGCCTGTAATAATTAAACATCAAAGAGGTATCAATCCCGATAATATGCAACAACATGCAGTTGGATATGTTACAGGTGCCGGATTTGATGAATTTAATGCTAGTTTTTCATGCGATTTTGTTTTATTTGATGAAGAAGCTAAAAGCAAAATTGCTAACGGTTGGAGTGTTTCTTGTGCATATTTGCCTAAAGCATTCGGACAAGGTGGCACTTGGCACAATACAGCTTATGACAGAGAAATTACTGACCTTGAATTTACTCATCTTGCACTTGTTCCGGACCCGAGATATGAAGATGCTAAGGTGTATGAGAATGCAAAAAGTTACAATAAATTAAAAAATGAAATAGAAAAAAATACTCAGGAAAAGCAAAACAATAAGGAGGACGAAATGGACGTAAACGAATTTATTTCAAAAATTACTGATGGCATTGTAGAAAAATTCAATGCTTGTAAAAAGAACGAAATGGATGAAGAAGAAGAAAAGAAAAAAATGGATGAAGAAGAATTAGACAATGAAGATGATGACAAATTAGAGTTTGAGGGCGAAACTTACTCTAAAAAAGAACTTGTTAATGCTTTTAAAACTATGAAAAAGAATGAAGCTGATGCAGAAGCTGCTAAAAAAGTAGAGAAAGAAAAAGAAGAAAAAGAAAATGCTCTTGGAGAAGAAGCATATAAAAAACTTGAAGAACTTTTAAACTCTCGTAAAACAGATGATGAATCAGATAAAATTAAACATGAATCACAAGCTGATAGAATTGCTCGTGGTAATGAGATATTTGGTTAATAAATAGGAGGATATAAAATGAGCGTGAATTTCACATCTAACGTATTAAGACCTTCAGGTCAAAAAGGTATGATTAAAAACGGTGAAAGAGGAGAATCTTATCAATGTCAAGTTTTCACTGATGGTGTTGCTAAATTAGTTGTTGGCGATTTTGTAAAACTTAAAGATGTTGCAAATGCATCAACTCCGGTTGTTGAAAAAATCACTGCAGCAACAGAAGAGCCGTTTGGAGTTATTGGTTACAATGCAAACAAAAACGAATTTGAAAATGGCGACATGGTAACAGTATATTCTGATTACACAATGATAACACTTGAATCAAGTGCAGCAATTGCAGCAGGTGATAAAGTAATGCCTGTTATCGCAGGTCAATTAATTGCAAAAGCAACTGTTACAAATTATGCTGTAGGTGTTGCTTTACAAAAAGCATCTGCAAAAAATCAATTAATTGATGTTCTTATTAAAGCACCTGTATTAGTATCAGCTTAGTTAATTTATAGGAGAAAATAAAAATGGGAAAAATATTTAACATGCCTTTAGTGGTAAACAGAGATGGTGAAATTTACTCACCTCAAGGAGTTATTGCTCATGCCGATTCTAAAAGAGAATTGGAAAAACTTAATGCTCTTGGAGCAGATCAAACAATTACAACTTTAACATCAATATTGCCTGATGTTATTAAACAAAAATACTACACAATCCCTCTTGCAGATTATGTGGATATTGAGGTAGGACAAGGCAATCCTTTTGCAGCTAAATTATTTAATTGGCAAACAGAAGTAAAAGATGGCGGTTTTGAATCAGGATTTATCGAACTTGGTTCTAACCGTTCTAATGCTCAAGAAGATGATATTGCTGTAAGTCCTAGAGAGTATGCAGTAGCTTCTTGGAAAAAAGATGTTACTTATAACATTTTTGAAGAAGGTGTTTTCTCTGCAGGTACTCAAAACATGGATTATGTTCGTGAAAAATACGATGCAAGAAAAACAGCTTATGACTTGGGTATTCAAGAATTCATGTGTGTTGGTTCAAAACAACAACCTGCTAAATATAACGGTTTGTTAACTGTTGCCAATGCAACATCTAATACTAGCGTTATTACTAAAAATTTGTCATCAATGACAGCTGCAGAATTTAATGCAGTATTAGCCGGTTTGATGCCTGCTTATGCTACAGCAACATCTTATACTGTAATGCCTAACAGATTAGTAATTCCTGCTGATGATTACATGGGATTAGCTTCATTTATGGCTGAAACATTCCCATATCCAGGTTCAACTCGTTTAGAAGTTCTTGAAAATGCGTTAAAAATGATTACAAAAAGAGCTGATTTCAAAGTTCTTCCTCTTGTATATGCATCTAAAGATAACAATGCAGGTATTACAGGCTTGAACAAAAACCGTTATGCGTTGTATAATAAAGATGCAAAATCATTAATTGCTAGAATGCCAATTGACTTCACATTGACATTACCAGGAACAGTTAATGGATTTGATTATACATCTGCTGCATACTCAAGATTCACAGGTGTACAAGGTTTAAGAAATGAAATGGTTTACTTCGATTTCACATAAGGAGGAATAATGAAACTTTATAATAAATCACAAAGAAACTTTCAATTGTCTAATGAAACAATAATTAAACCTAATGACTTTTTTGAGGTTGACGATAAAGTAGGGAAAAAACTTCTTGAGCTTTATCCGGGAGAAATTCTTGAAGCAGGTGCTGCAGTACCTGCAGACAAAAAAGACAATGAAGAGTTGAAAAAAGTAAAAGCTGAACTTGAGGAAATCAAAAAACAGCTTGAAGCATTAACTACTGACAAAGCAAAAGTTGATGCAGAGTTAGAGGAAGCTAAAAAGCAAATTGAAACTCTTACTACTGACAAAGCAAAAGTTGATGCAGAGTTAGTAAAATTAAAAAAATAATTAAAAAGTTACTCTTTTAATTTGATGTAGAGCTTGCCGAATAAGACAAGCTCTTTTTTTATATGTTATAATAAGATTATGATTACAGTAGAAGATTTTAAAACTTATTTTAAAAGATACAACATTCCTTTCTTGCCTGTTTGGAGTGCTGATGTTTTTTATAATACTGGTGAAAAAGTTTACTATGAACTAACAAGACTTTTTTATCAAGCTAATAAAAACGGAGTAACAAGTGTTCCTACAACTACAGAAGATTGGACTATAGTTGAGGGTGAAGATATAAACGATTATGTATCAGATGATGATATCGAAAGAGCTATGGGTGAGATGAAAGCAATGTTACCTGAACATTTATTTGATGAGGAAACATTAAGATTAGCTCAACTTTATTTAACTGCTCATTGTCTTCTTAATGATTTAAGAACTGCCATGAGTGGTTTGGCTTCACAGTTCCCATTCCCATTACAAAGTCGCTCAGTTGGTAGTGTTTCTGAAAGTTATGGAATACCTGCAAAATTTTTAAATGATCCAACATATTCATTCTATATAACATCTCAATTTGGATTAAAATATCTTGCTATGTTGTTTCCACGTTTGGTTGGAAATATTGGTATTGCTTACGGTGCAACTTTGCCATAAGGAGGGTTGTATGGGAAAAAACTTTAAAATTGAAGGTGCTGAGTTAGAGGGTTTAACCAAGCTTAAAGAGGTTTTAGAACAATATAAACAACATTATGTTAAAGTTGGGGTTTTGGGTGGAAATGCTCCAAGCGGTGAAAGTTATGCAAGTATTGCAATGCTTCATGAATATGGCTCTGAAAGTCCTAGAACTTTTAATTATAAAGGGAAAAAAGTTAAAATAAGTGGAGTTCCTACACGTTCATTTATTCGTATGCCAATAAGAACTCATCTTAAAAAATTAAAAGGTGATACGGTAAAACAAGGTGGAACGGTTCAAAAATCTTTATTATTAGATTTTAAACATGGATATACCGGAGTAGCATTAAAATTGTTAGGAATGAATGCCGAAGCAATTATTCAGGAGGCATTTGACACACAAGGTTTTGGTAAGTGGCCTGCAAATATTAGTGAGAAATATATAGCTCTAAAAGGTTCAGATACACCGTTAATTGATACCGGAAGATTAAGAGCAGCAGTAACAAGTCAGGTGGTGAAAAAACAATGAAAATAACTAAATTAAGTGAATTGTCAAGTGGCATGCCACAAATGCAGACAGCTTTACAAGGTTGGGAAGTTCTGATTTTGGCTGATTACATTAAACAAGAATGGGTTAATGGAGAGCCGGTTGAAATAAAGAAAACTGAAAAAATAATTGGTACAAGACAGCCGTTGAAATCCGAAGAGGTAGAACTTAAACCCGAAGGACAAAGAAATTGGGCCTGGTATCAATTACATGTAGATTCAAAATATAAACGTTTAGAAATTCAGCAAGTAGTTAATATTAAAGATAAAGATTACAGAATAATGGCGGTTAAAGATTATTCTCTAAATGGGTTTTATGAATATCATATAGTAAAGGATTATCAAAACAATGCGTGATAATGAAGAAATAGAAAAGGTTATACAAAAAATATTATTACATGAATTAGGACTTCCGGAAACATACGGAACAGAAAACGGTAAAATTATACCATCTGTTTATATTGTATCGCCTTTAATATCACAAGGAAGTACAGACAAATTACAAATTGCAATACAATCAATCGGTTCAAAGGTTGTAGGGAATAACGTCAGATATAATCCCAATAATCAATTTGAAGAAATAAAAGAATGTGTTATAAGCGACATGATACAGATTGATGTTAAAAGTCGCAATAATGATGCAAGAACGAGACGTTTTGAAGTCTTAACATCTTTAGTAAGCACATACGCAAAACAAATGCAAGAATATTATCAATGTAAAATTTTTAATATTCCGAGTGGTTTTTCAAATACTCAAGCTGCAGAAGGTGCAACATTAATATATCGTTATACAATAACATTTTCAGTCGAATATCTAAAAACATATAAAAAACAATTTGATTATTATGATAAATTTTCTTTAAATGCTCGTATTGATAGCGAAGAGAAACAATTTAATCAGAAGTGGGGCAATGTGCTATAATAAAAATAAAAGGAGATTGAAAAATGCCAGAAATTGATATTACAAACACCGTCAATATTACATTGACAGGTACACCTAGAGGACTTTCAAATTTTGTAGTTGCAAACACTATTCTTTTGACAAACGAAAAGGCAGCATTTTCTGATGAGTACAAAGCATATGTAAGTGCAAATGACGGAGCTGCTGATTTTGGTTCTGATAGTGTTACAAATTACATGATTCAAAAAATGTTTGCAGTATCACCTAACTTGAGAAGTGGTGGAGGTACTTTGTACGTTGTTCCTTATGTAGCAACTAATGCAACAAGCGGAACAGTCTCAACTGATGCAATTACTGCTAATGTTGACAACTTTAAAGCAGTAACAAATGGTGAATTACAATTGGTTATTGATGGAGTTGAAACAAAATTAGATAAGATGAATTTTTCAGGAATTAAAACAGTTGCTGATATTGTTAAAGTTATTCTTGCTAAAAATCCTGATTGTTATATTGAAGCAACTTCTGATGATAAAATTGTGTTCACATCTAAAAGATTTGGTACTGAATCAACAATTAATGTAGAAGCATTTGCAGACGGTAGTGGTGAAGATATTTCCGGCTCAACTTATTTGAATGCTCAACCTTTATCACCTACAAATGGTACAAATGCAGTTGATACTGAAAAGGCATCAGAAGCACTTTTAAGAGTATATGATAAAATCTCTGCAGGTATTGTTTTAGATACTTGTTATCGTGAAAACGATTCAATAAAAGCAATGGCAACTGCTGCAGAAACTCTTGATATAAGATATATTGATGTAACAACATCATTGAAAAATATTGAAATTTTAGGTAAGGAACTGGTAGAGGGTGGATTTAAAAATTCTAAATTAGTTGCTTATTCTCAAGGTGCTAAAGAAGCAAAAGGAATGGTTGCAGCTTATGCTTCATATGCAGTAAGTCCAAATTGGAGTGGTACAGACACAGCTCTTACAATGAATTTAAAAGAACTTGCAACTGTTGCACCTGACTCTGGTTTAAATCAAACTTATTTTGATTTAGCAAAAGCTAACGGGGTCGATATTTATGGTGGAACAAAGGGATTAGCTTGTGTTTATTCTTTCAAAAACGCAGGAGGTTATATTGATGACCAAATAGGTGGGTTAGCACTTCAAAAAGACTTAGAGGTTAAAGGTTTTAACTATTTAAGACAAATTAAAACAAAAGTTCCTCAAACTGAACAAGGTATGACAGATTTAAAAGGTGCATTAGCTGTTATTTGGGAAAAATATGTAACTAACGGATTTTTAGGCACTGGTTTAAAATGGAATACAGGTGGTAAGTTTGGAAATCCTGAAGATTTCGACCGTAATATTTATGAAAAAGGATACTATCAATACAGCATACCTGTTGCGGACCAAGACCAAACAGAACGTGAAGATAGAATTGCTCCACTTATTCAAGCAGCTGGAAAGTCTGCAGGAGCAATTCACAGATTTAATGTTAACGGTACAATCGAAAGATAATCTATAAGGAGATATAAATATGGGCATAATGACATTAGTAGGAGATGATTCGTTAGTTATAAACGATTATCCCATTCACACAGATTTCCAAGATGGTGATACTTGCACTATCGACTTTCCTAATGACCTTTTTTCTATGGCAACAGGTAAAAACAAAAATACCATATATGCTAAAAATGAAGCAGGTTCAAATTTTAGTATGACTTTTTCTATCGGAATAGGCGGAAAAGTTGATAAGTTTTTAAACGGTTTGAGATCTCAACAAGAGTCTGATTTTGTTAGATTTACTTTAATGAACGGAGCCTTTACAAAAGTTTTAGGTGATGGTGAAGGAAATGTAACTTATAATCAATATATACTTTTAGGCATGATGTTTAAAAAAATGCCTGGTGCAAAAGGTAACTCTGCAGGAGATACTGAACAAGGCAAAGTTACTTATGTAATTGACGGAGCTGTGGCAACAAGAGGATTAACATAATATGAAAGAATTTTATACAGATAAAGGTGTAAGGGTTGTAATCAACCCTGCACCTACGAGAATGGCAAAACAGCTAAAACAAGTTATTTTAAAGCAACTTAGAAAACATGATATAGAGATTGGTGATTCTAAAAGCATATCTGATATGTTAAATTATTTTAGAAAAAACTCTTCTCAATTTATAAATCTATTAAAAAATGTATGGATAGATTTAGAAACAGATGACGACTTTGAAAGAATAGTTTCAGCTTGCGTAGAAAAGTGTACTTTTGATGGAATCGGGATAACTGATGATTTGTTTGACAACAAAGAAGAAGCAAAAGAATATTACATGCAAATAAGATATGATTGTGTGATAGAAACTTTAAAGCCTTTTTTCAAGAGAACTCTTGGCGAGTTGAGCGTCCCCTTAAATACGAAAGACGACAGCCAAGAGTAAAAGTAACTGCTGATATTTGCGACACGATTGTAAATACTTTGGCAATAAAGGGATTATTTGGGGGCAATCCTGAAACAATTTATAACACACCTATTGATATAGTTATGAATGTTTATAATTACAGCGTATTTATAAACGAATATCAAGAAACAGAAATGATGTTAAATTCACCTGAAGGAAACTAACATGGCACCAAATATTGTAGATGAAATATTTTTTAAAATAGGATTTGATGTAAAGGATGAAAAAGTTAAGGAAGTAGATCATTCTATTAAAGGCTTAATTAAATCCGTTACTGCCTTTGTTGGTTCTGTTGCATTAATAACAACAGCACTTGACCGCATGGCTAATTCTCTTGCTAAAAACAATCAAGAGTTTATCAATTTCAATCGTCAAACAGGCTTGTCTATTGCTCAAATGCAAAAATTAGCAACTGCAGGAATGTTAACAGATTATAATTTCTCACCTGAAACAGCCATGCAAGGAATACAGGCTTTACAAAGTAATCTTGCACAAATTAGATTAGGTGAAGGAAATATTGCACCATTTCAGATTTTGGGTATTAGTCCGGTAGGAAAAGATGCCTATCAGGTAATCGAAGATATAAGAGAAGCTATTAAAGGCATTGATGACATGACAGCGGTTAATCTCATCCAACAAATGGGATTAAGTCCTGAATTTATTTCTTTATTAAGAATGACAAGAGAAGAAATGAACTCTCTTACTGATGAAAGTCTTATGTTATCTCCTGAAGAAAGACAATCATTGCAACAGTACACAATGGAACTTAGAAAAGTTCATATGCAATTTTCAGTTTTAAAAGACAAAGCAATAATGCCATTAATACCTGCTTTAAACAAATTTTTAAGCGGATTAGGTGCAATATTTGAAATGTTTGTAAAAGTTGAAAATGCACTTATAAATATTTGGAATTGGTTTGGAAAATTTAAAGGAGCTATTGCTGCATTAGCATTAGCAATTACTACTTATTTTAGTCCTGTTATTGGTATTGTTACAGCTCTTTATTTACTTTTAGAAGATATTGCAGTATGGGTTACTGGTGGGAAATCTATGCTCGGTACTACCTTTGATAAAATGGGCGAGTTTTTTAAAAATTTTAAACCTTCTAAATGGATGAATTTAATGGGTGAATCTCTTTCTAATATGCAGCCTGCATTAGCAATGGCAACATCAGGAGGTGGAATGAGTAACATGAACACAACAAATACAATAAATCAAAATAATACATTCTACACAAATGATGCAATTCCTGAGCAAATGGCACAAAAAACAGTTGATTTAGCTTTTGCTTATGCTCAAATAGATAGGACGGTGTAAGATGGCTGAATCAGTTTTAGTTCTAGAAGGTGGAGTTTCTGAGGAAGCAATCCCTGAATTACAATATTATTTTGATATAAGAGCAGAAGAAACAATTGAGGCAGGCTGTGATATTACTGATCAATATGTTGAAAACAATTCTGCTATTCAAGAACATGTTGCTTTAAGACCTATTGAAGTGACTTTAACCGGTTTTGTTGGTGAAAAAGTGTATAGACATCAAGATTTATATACGAGTAAATTTTCAGGCACTTTTAGTAAACTTAATCCAATTCGTTCCTTTGTGCCACCTGCAAGTTCTTATGCCGAAACGGTAATTGGTGCAGCTTCTTATGTAGAAAGTTCTATTAGAAGATATGTAGAAAATGCTAAAAATATCACTAATATATTTTCTAAAGATAAAACAGAATCAAAAACAAGACAAGGACAGGTTTTAAGTGAATTAATTTCTTTAAGGAATGCTAGAAAACTTATTACAGTTTATATTGAGAATATAGGGAAATTTGAAAACTATCTAATTAAAAATGTTAGAATGAGTCAAGAAGATTCTGTTTATCAATCAAGACTTATAGTAGAATTAAAGCAATATAATAGTGTTAGTACTCAAACCGTAGCTTTAGATGTTCAAAAATATAAAGATAGAGTTGCCGTTCAAAGAGCACAAGAAGAAAACTTAGGAAAAGTTCAAGGTGTTAAAGAAAATACATCTACATTGTATCGTTGGACTTATGGAAGGGGGCAATAATGCAAAGATTAAAAGGTTTTACAGACAGTTCATTTCAAACAGCTAAATTGCCACTTGAAACAAATGAAGAAGCAACAATAAGACTAAAATTTTCACCAACTCAATACAGTTGGTATTTTGATATTGAATATAAAAATCTTATATCAAATGGCAATAAGGTTGTTTTAGGCTCAAATCTTTTGAGGGCCTTTAAAAACATTATTCCTTTTGGATTAGCTTTTAAATCTCTTGATGGAGTTGATCCGTTTAAGTTAGATGATTTTATTGGTGATGATCCTAAAGTTAAAATATATTTACTTAATGAGCAAGATGTTCTAGAGGTAGAGAGAATATTATACAATGAATAAATTTCAAAGAAATTACAAACTTGTTTATACAACACCTGGAGATGATAATAACACACCAGTTGAAATTATCATCAATTATCCTATAATGGTTCAATTTGATATAAACAGAAATACTTTCTCGCAAGCTAATACTGCAAACTTTCAATTGTATAATTTAGAACCAAGTACAAGAGAACAGATGTTTCAAGATAAATATAGAATCGATAGAAATTGCTTTGTAAAATTTTATGCCGGTTATGGCGATAATATGCCATTAATTTTTTCAGGGAAAGTTCTTGAGTGTTATTCTTCCAAAAGTAATACTAATGTTATAACTAGAATAAGTGCATTAGATAATGATATTATTCAAAGCTACTCGTCTCATACTTTTGAAGCCGGCACACCTAAAAAGGATGTCTTAAAAACTCTTGTAAGTGATATGCCAAATGTTCAACTTGGAGCCGTTGGAACATTAGAAGGAAGTTTGCAAAATCGTTATATTGTTGAAGATAGAACTTTTGTAGCAATTAATAAATTAACAGGAAATCATGCATTTGTTGATTTAGATAAATTAAATGTTCTTCAAGAAAATGAGACATTGGGCGATATAAACATTTATAAACTGACAAGTGATACAGGACTTTTGGGAACTCCTGAACGTAGAGATGCACAAGTTGTCGCTAATGCTATTTTCTCTCCTGAAATAATAGTGGGCCAATTATTAGAAATTGAAAGTTCAACAGCTCCTGTATTTAACGGGCAGTTTAAAGTGGTTGGATTGCAGCATTCAGGAGTAATTAGTGGTGCTACTTGTGGAGAGGTTAGAACTACTCTTAATTTATTTATTGGTGCTTTATTGCCAAATTCTAATCAAATCTTTACTGGTGTAAGTTACGAACAACCATTGAGTGAAGTTAAAGGTAAAGAAGTTACACCAGTTAATGGCACTGTTTTAAGTTCAGTAAAACAAGTAAGACAATATTTAATTAATAATGGCAAACCGCCAACAGATAAAATAACTAAAAATATTGCATGGAATGAAGTTTTAAGGAATTATTCACAGCAAGGTGAAATTCCAAGTCTTAAAGTTTTATCTAATTTAGTTACTCTTGCGACAAGAGTTCAAGACTTTTTAGACAAATTTTATCCTAGCAATAAAATTATAATTACGAGTGGTTGGAGGTCAAAAACTTATAATTCAAGAATACCAAACGCACATCCTAATTCATCACACATTTATGGTTATGCTATGGATTTTTATATACCTGGCCAAATAATTTATTATGTTTACAAAGACGTTCAAAGATTTTGGAGCGGTAGAAGTTATGCAGGCAGTGGATTTATTCATGTTGATATAACAGTGGGCGGAGGAAAGATAGCCAATGACAGGTGATATTAATGAATTTTTAATGAAAGATGTTGATGCTCAAGATTATGTAAGAGCAATTCAACAAGAAACATTTGCAAGATTAAACTGTATGCGTATCGGTTTAATTAACCAAATATTGCCTAATAATGAGGTACAATGTTTAATCACAAATAAAAAATTAATGGGAATAAATAAAGACGGAACTCAGATTGTAAGAGATTATCCACCGATTTATGCTAAGGTTTGGTATATGGGAAGTGGTACAAATGGGATTGATTATCCTTTAACGGTTGGAACTCCATGTCTTTTACTTTTTAACGATAGAGAGTTTGAAAGCTTTTTTGCAACAGGACAAGTAAGCCCTTTGAGTGATTTAAGAACACACTCTTTTAATGATTGTGTTTGCATACCTTTCTACAGACCTGTACAAGATGGAAATTATAATATAAAAGCTCCTAACAAAAATTTGAATATAGAAGCTAAAACAATTAATCTAACAGCTGAAACAATTAATCTTAATGGTTCAGATACAATCAATATTAATGCTCCTAATGTCATGATTAATGGCATTAAGTGGGAAGATCACAAACATGGAAATGGTAATCAAGGAAAAAATACTACAGGTGTTGTGGTATAATTAAAGTATGATTATAAGAAAAAATGATAAAAATAACGATTGGACTTTTGGATATTCTGAAACTGAATATTTAAGTGATAGTGATGCCGTTGCTTTAGATATAAAAACAAAATTACAAGAGTGGAAAAATAATTGTTTTTGGGCCATGAATAACGGCATACCTTATGACATTAGACTGGGTTATAAAGGTCAAAAAAACTTGCTTGATGAGGATGTAAAGCAGATTATTTTAAACAACGAATTTGTATTATCGTTAAATTCTTTTAGTAGCACTTTAAATGAAGAAAGAGAATACAAAGCAGATTTTTCTTATACAGATATTTATAATAACGAAAGACAATTAACTACAACAGGGAGTATTGTATAATGCCTGATGAATTAACAGAAAATGGATTGACAGTTAAAACTGCGACAGAACTTGAAACTGAATTAAAAGAAGGTTTTAAGGAAATATACGGAAAAAATATTAATCTTGATAGTAATACCCAAGACGGTCAACGTGTTGGATTATTAGTGCAAATGGGCACTGATTTAAGAGAATTAGCAAAAGAAATTTATAATTGTGGAAATCCTGACTACTGCAGAGGTACTGTTCAAGATGTTAGATTTAAAATGAATAATATTACTCGTAAAGGTGGAACTTTTACTATTGTTCCGATTACTATTAAAGTAAAATCTACTGTTACGTTAAACGGTCTTGATGCAAATTATAATGATGTTAATGCTACTGCTTATGGAGTTTCTGATAATTCAGGAAATCAATATTTTTTAATTGATACAGTAACTTTACAAAAAGGTGAGCATACCTTACCATTTAGAGCACAAAAAATAGGTTTAGTTCAACCAGTAATTGGTACTATCGTTAACCAAATTAGCATTAAAACAGAGGTTGAGAGCGTTATTAATAATTCTGCTCCAACATCTATTGGGGTAACACAAGAAACAGATGAAAATTTTGCTTTAAGACGTGAACAATCACCTGAAAATCGTTCACAAAATGGTACTGATTCAATGCGTTCTCAATTACTTGAATTAGAAGGAGTAACAGAAGCTTATGTTTATTCTCATAATTATGAGAAATATCCTGACGGCCCTGATGCAGACGGAATCAAACCTCATTATATTTGGGCAATAGTTGAAGGTGGTGCAAATTCGGAAATAGCAACAGTCATTTATGCTAATCATGGTGGAGCAGGAATGAAAGGTGATGTTAAATTAGCTATTCCAAGTGTTAGCGGTCAAATGGTTACAATTCGTTTTGACAGAACAGAAGCAACACCTTTACATATTAGATTTAATCTTCAAAAAACAGTTAAGGGAACTTTATTTGATATGGATGCAATAAAAAAATATATTGCTGATAATTTGACTTATAAAATGAATGAATTAGCAGAAACATCAAAGCCTACTGCAATTGCAAGAACAGCAATAGAAAGTAATGGTGGTAATGGTGTTCCTGTAGATTTGGAAATTTCCTTAAACGGTTCTGATTGGAAAGATTATATTCCATGTCCTACAAAACAAAACAAATTTACTGTTGATACAAGCAGAATAACAATAACGGAGATTGATTTAGTATAATGACTGACTATATTGAAGTAAAAAAAGAAATACAACAATATTATGCTGATTTGCTTATTTTGCAGTATCAAACACCTAAAGCAATAGCAGAAATAAAACTTTTGGCTAGTCTTTTATTGGCCGACATGATTTTTTTACAAATAAGAGATAAGACATATAATGTTGATGAATCTGTCGGTGAAGCATTAGATTTTATCGGGAAATGGGTTGTTGTTGATAGATATTTTAAAGGACAAAGATTTGATAACAAAAAATTCTTTGCATATTATGATTGGAACGAAACTGATCAGCCTAATGTTTTACAAGGTGGATATCAAGATTGGAACAATCCACTTCCTGATGACGGATCATTTTTGACTTATGAAGATTTATTGTCAACTACTAATAAATTAAATGATGATGATTTTAGATTTTTAATTAAGTTGAAAATAATTAAAAATAATGTTCCTTTATTTGCTAAAAATATTGATGAAGCAATATATAAACTTTTTGGCAATTTGATTTATACTACATGGGGTGAGTGCATGGAATTAACATATCATTACGACTATTCAAAACGTGCTATAATGGAATTAGCAAAAGACAAAAATATTTTGCCGGTTCCAACAGGTGTAGAATTAAAATTACAGGAGATTTAATAAATGGCAAAATTACCAAGAGTACATCAAAAAATATTTGCAGAAAATGCTGTTGCTAAAGAGATAGGACAATTTGGTTCTGCTGTTGCCGGTGCTAAAAAAGAAACAGGCGACATTGCAGAAATACAAGCTCTTGAAGCATGGGAAAAGGGATGGAGTGAGGCTACTGTTAGTAAAAATCGTTATCCTGCTTTGCAAGAACGAAACGGTATTGACAAAGTTATTACTCAACAACTCGCATATATGTTTCAAGAGGGCATTCCTGAATGGAACGCTGAAACAGAGTATAGTTCTACAGGTTTAGTTAAAAGTTTAGATGGTAATAAAATTAAACTTTATAGGTCTTTAAAAGACGGAAATGTAGGACATTTAGTATCAGAACCCAACTGGTGGGAAGAAGTGAACCTAGGTGGTTCAGGTCTTGAAGTTTGTGATATTGGTATGTCTTTGTTTGTTGATGAAACAAAAGGTTTGAGACGTTATCTCAATGGGCAAATAGTTGAAATCAACTCTAATACTCAAGCGTTTTTGAATAGATTATTACAAATCCAAACAACTAATCCAGAATACTTCACCACCGAAGATAATTGGCAGGCGGAAGCGTTGTTAAACATTGACGGGTGTGTTTACAAGTTTGTACTCAATTATGCAAGCGACGGAGAAACGGTTGTATCTGTTAGACTTCCAAAATATCCAGACTATGTAGAAATCAACGCAGGTTTGACTACCGACCCGACAAAATCTGGTATTGAAGCTACCTTAAACCAAACTAAGCTCAAACTGCGTTACTACATCCAGATAGCCACCGGTCAGGAGACAGAGGTTAATATCAGAAATGATATCGAGTCAATCGTACCATATACTTTGTTCGATAGTAAGTATTCTAAAGCTAAGCAATATAATGCAAGCTGGGTATTACGCGGTTCTATCCTTTCAAAAAGTGTGTATCCGACAGCTTATGAAGCTGCTCTTGTTGAATATAATTCCGAGGTAGCAGACGGTACAACTGTTGAACTGCCATCAGGTGGAAGTTACACAAAACGCGGGGTAAGCGGTGGGGTTACAGTTAAATCTTTCGAATATATTTCTGTGACAGAGTATGATTGGAAGCTGGACACAGTGGCAGAAATATTGACAGTGCCAACTTTAAATGGTAGTGAGGACTTGTTAAGTGATAGATATGATGACTTAGAGCTAAAAGCTAGTGGTTCAACTTATACCGCTCCTGCGAATGGGTGGTTTTGGATACAAAAACTTTCTTCAAGTACAGCTCAGTATTTAACTCCAGTAATAAAAGACTCAAATGGAAATATCAAATATACATTAACGTCACAACCTACATCAATTGGGTATAACGCCGAAATTCTTGCCCCTGTATCAAAAGGTGATGTTATAAGTATTAATTATAGTGTGGACGGTGCCACTAAATCTTTTAGATTTATCTATGCTAAAGGCAATGGTTCGCTATACTTCTTAGTAGCTTCTGTAGCTCAGAATGTGCCATTGGCTAATCTGGGAAGGATTGAGGAAACAAAGGTAGACAAAAACAGCTCTTGGGGAATTCCTAGTAATAGGTATATTGATTTAGAACTTGGGGCTAGTGGTTCTACTTATACGGCTCCTGCGAATGGGTATTTTTGTTGGAATGGTATTGTTAATAATTCATATATTGTATTAACCATTGGTGCTACGGATGTTTCTAATGTTGATAATGCAGTGAAGACAGCTAAAAGAGGTTATACAGCTAATAGTGTTTCGCAAGAATCAAGGGCTTTTGTTGCAGAAGTAGCAAAAAATACAGTAATACACGTTTGGTTTGGTAGTAATGGTAAGTTTATTAGTGGTAGTTTTAAATTTATATTCGCAGAAGGGAGTAATTAACTATGTATTTAGGTTATAAAGACGAAAAAATAAAATTCTACACAGAACAGCCACTAGATACTACTCTTTATGGTATTGATAGAATTGAAGAAACTGACGAAGAGTATGTTTTGGACGGCGAACAATACATTTTAAAAGACGAAGCTTGGGAAGAAAAACAAGCACAAAAAGAAGCCGAACGTATTGCAATGCTTAACCTTACTGCTGCCGATGTAGAAAGAGCTATATACAAAGCTAAAGGGCTTGATTTTAATGATGTTATCTCTCTTGTAGAAAAACAAAAAGCCACTATTGATATTAAAGCTCTGCAAATCGAGCTTAAGGCCAATAACTTTTATAGAGGCAATCCATACATTGATGCTGTAGGTACTATTTTAGGGTTTACAAAAGAACAGTTAGATAAGTTCTTTGATACTAACGATTACAGGTATTTGACAACTTGCAAGCTCAAAGTTAATGCGATACCGAAAGAGGCTGTTATAGAGATTAACAGTGAAATCCAAAGTGAAATAACAGTGCCATACGGCAGTACTGTTGATATAGTTGTGAGCTGTGAAGGCTATATAAGCCGTAAAGACGTTTTGACATTAACAGAAGATAGAACACTGGAGGTGGTTTTAGATGAAGATACAACCGGCAGCGACACAACCGACATTTCAGATGAGATGGACACAGCGACTGATACAGCAGAAAAAGCTGACGCAGATAACGCTGGATAATGGCAGTAAATTATTAGTCCGTGAAAGTCCGGATTATAAACTTCAATCCCTGTATGACAAAGCGGGTGAATGGCTAAGATCTAAGCTTAGCTATTATAAAGGAAAGCAGATAATTAAAACGCTGACAAGCGAGAATGGAGGCTATGATGGATGACAAAATGAAACAAGCATTACTTGAATGCTGTGAAAGAAATTGTGAAGTAATAAGCCCGGCTGTAATTGCATTTGCAAAAGATTTAGCAAATACAGCAATAGCCACTTCAGAAAATAAAATTGATGATTTATTCTTGCCTATTATTAATACTTGTTTTGCTGTTTTAGATGAATATGTTGAAAAACAAGTTGACAAAATTGATGGGGTTGATGGTTAATGGCATCTGATATTGCAAAAGCGATTGAAGCAGTTGGAAACGCATTTAAAAGCGTTTCTGACTGTTTTAAGGTGAGTAAAGAACATCAAGCTGAAACACAACTTATAAAAGATAAAAAACGTCTTAAAGAAGCTACAAACGTAGCTCAAAAAATTTTTCAAATTACAGATAAATATAAGTTCAAATTTCATCTTGAAGATAGAGAAGATTATATCAAGTTAAGAAAAAAGTTTGATAAAAAGGATTGATTATGCACGTTGCTTATCCTGACATTTCAAAGATCATAGGTTATAATCCACACAATCCTGCAGAGCCTTTTTGGATGCAACAGGGCTTTAATTTTATTGTGTATGTAGATAAAGAAAAGAAAGTTTTTCATGTTCCTATTGGGTTTCAATCTGACGGATGTACTATTAAATCCAAATTATTACAACTGTTTTTGGGTTGTCCTCATGAGCCTAAATATCTAATTGGTTCAATTATTCATGATTATTTCTGTAAAAATAGATATTTAATAGACAGACAGACAGCAAGTGATACTTTTGAATATATTCTTTTAAAAGAAGGTGCAAATCCTGAAAAAGTTAAAAAGATGAAATTTTGGATGAATTTATATCAAAAATATTGTAGAAGGTGGGAATAATTGTTAAACCGGGTTAAAAGATATCTTAAAAGTGATGGAATTTTTAAGAATAGAGAAAAGATAAAAGAAATTATAAATCATCCCGATTTAACAGAAGAAGAGAGGTGGTTAATTTATTATACTTATGCAGAAGACAGATATATAATAAATACAGCAAGAAAATTAAACATGTCCGAGAGCAGATACCATAAAATTAAAGACATTGCATTAACAAAATTATATTATATTTTGAAACTTTAAAATGTACACTTTAGACCTTTTTTCCTCCTTTATGATTATCATAAAGGGGGTTTTATTATGATACCAATAAGAAGTTTTGATTTAGTTTTATTAACACAATCCTTAAACAATCAATTATATCAAACCATTGTACAGGGTTCAGAAGATACACAAATTAGCTGTACTGTTCAGCAAGACGGCAAAAATATTCAAATTGATACGTTTGCAGAACTTGAATTATCTATTTTATATAATGGCGGAACTACACAGACTTATCATACAGCTTCAAAAGATGCAGATTTTCCTGCAGTTATTGAAGCTGACGGAACAATCACAATAGCGTTCAATGAGATGATGACTACTGTCTTTGGTGTTCATAAACTTTTCTTGAAAATTAAAGATACAAATACATCTTATGCTTTGGAGTTGACCTATGAAGTAATTAAAAATGAAGCCTACAATCCAAAATCAACACCAAATAATCTTCCTTCTTATGAAACGATTTTAAAAGAATTACCACTAAAATTAAACAAAGATTATTCAAATTCTGATGATGTTGCACTGCAAGCAAAATTAAAGGCCTTAGGAATTGGAGCAGATGAAACTGCGGAACAAATAAAAGCAAAATTAGAAACTTTAAAAGCTGATGACAGGTTAGACAATTCTGCAATCAAAGATAGTTTATCAACTGACCTTGCAGATGTTGACCTTGATAAATTAGATGAGAAATTTCAAGCTACTGATAGCGGAAAAGTCCAGAGATTACAAGGGGCCGCAATCGGAACAAAACTTGATACCGATATGGGCAATGTAAATACTTCTTTATTTTCAAGAGAAATGAAATTAACAGGAGCTTATCAAGATTTAGCAAAAAGACCAATAAACACTGGTAAAACTCCGCAAGAAATAAAAGCATTGTTTGAGGCTAACCGATTTGAAGAACAAACCGCTGTTGATTTTTCAGACGTTCAATTTTCTTCAACAACTTTATATATGGCTTATCAATTCACAAGTTCAGACCAAACAATCACACAAGAGTTGCCTGCAGTAGCGGATAATAAAATCATTATGGTTGAAGCATTATTGTCTAATGGTGTTACAAACCCTACACTAACCTTTACACCTAAAACGGGCGATAATATTCAAGGTGAGACTAAACCTTATACAATAACAGGAAAAAGCGGTTATTTAGGTTATTTCTTGCCGTTGCAGAATGAAAATGCATGGCAGTTTATACCTCATGAAATTAGCCACGAGTTTTCTTTGGCTGTTTCTGATGACAAGGGCAATGTGCATATAGGAATTAACTCTATTGAGTTTGGCAAATCTACTGTAACTGAAGATGGTGGCATTTTGAAAGTTACACCTGATGCTTCATCTGGCGGTGGCTCAAGCCTAACTTTTGTAGATGATCAAAGCAGAGAATTTACAGGCTCAAAAGTTCAATCTTTAAGCAAGAAAGTTCGCATAAGAAATGTGGGCGGTGGAACGGTTGACTTGGACGCTAACTATGAAAAATCTCTTGATGGTGTTTTTGCAAAGTTATCATATCCAGAGCCAATTAACACAGATTTTCATGACCAACGTCCTTACTTTGGTGACAGATATGAACACATGGGAATGTATATTGGCTATGATATGCAAAACAAAGCCTTTACAATTCAAGAGGGTGATGAGTTAGACCCAAACATTACAGGTGGCTCACACTTTAGGCTTGGTTTTTATGCAGAAACATTAAACAGCCCAATAGCAAGTTTTGATGGATATGCAGAATTGAAACTTGTTGACCCAGAAACAAATCAGTATGTTCTTGATGACAATGGCAACCCGATAGCAGTTCGCCACGAGTACAAACAGGGTGATGTTATTAAACCTGAAGTTTTAGTTGCATCATTAACGGCAAAAGGACAACAAAAGATTTCATTTGAGTTTGACTATTCCTTTGGTGGTCAAATTATTGAGCTGAGCGATAATACCTGTATTTATATTCAAACTGTTGACAAAGAACACAATACAGGCACAGCAGAACTTATCTTTGAGCAAAAGACAGGATATAATATTTTGCCACATCAAATCTACTATGGCACAAACTTTATGAATTTGGCTGCCGATTTAGTTCGCACAAAGGGAGAAGAAGAACTTGATGGACAACATGAACTTATGGGCAATGGCTTGTTTGTTTCTTCTTTTGGGAAGTCAAAAGTAAAAATTGAAAACTATCAATTAACCATAAAAGACAATGGCACAGATTTGCCAGTATTCTCTGTTGGTAAATTATTAACCCGAAGAGAAACCAGAGATTTGTGGAACAAGAATATGAACGCAACTGTAAAGATTACAGATAAAAATAATGCGTTTGATTATTCTTTGATGCAATGGAGCGGACAAGGAGAGCCTGCACTTCCTATTTTGATTGGCTATCAAAATTCACAACCTCAGTTTGCTGCAGGTTGGACAAAGGTTCAAAACAAATTTATTACAGAAGATGCAGTGCTGGGTGTACACACTGACACGAATGCTTTCACAGTACCAGACCAAGCAAATCAAGTGGCAGTTATGATATATCCTCATGTTAGCCAAATTCCAACTACCTTGATTTTGAATGATTTTGAATTGGATGTTGCCCCTCAATTTACCAAAAGCTACATAAGCAAGCTAACACACCAATCAGAAAGCTATTTGCGTTTTGTGGATTATGTTTATAGAAGTTTGGTAAAAGTGCCGGCTGGTGATGCTAGTTATAGCTACACGGTCAACAGCACCGAAACCAGATTGCCGATTGGTGTGTTCTCCGGCGGAGATGGAAAGATTATCAATGACAACTCTTGGCATGATGCCGGTTCTTCTGACCCAGAAAAGGTTCAAGGAAATGCCAAATTTAAAGCTGATGGACGAGTGAAAATTGAGTGTTCTTTACGTTTGAAGAACAGAACACCAACTGAAAATGATGTTAAAATCTGGTTTGAAAATTCTGATGGCTCTGAGATTATAGATTCCATTTATACCGGAAAGATTGCTGGAAACACAAATGTTGCGAAAATTGTAGATTTACCAAAGTTCACAATCAACGTAAAAGAATTGGATACCATCAAACTTATGGCTCAATCAAATATTGATGATGGCTTCTATATTGACAGCACAAACAGAGCATTCCCATTAATTAAAGTTATTTATGATTTTGATGAATTGACCGAGCAAGAAAAACAACTTGCTGAGAAAATTACAGCTATTGATGATGAGCTTGTAATTACTCAAGCTGCATTAGATAAAGATGCATATATTCAGCTTGATTGGGATGATAAAAATGACAGACCAACATTAACAGCGGAGGTTAGATAATGGCATTTGAATATGTAATGATTGACACAGACCAAATGGAAGAAGGCAAGTTTTATTTGATTTATACAAATAAAGACAATGCCCCGGCATTAATTCCTGTTGAAAATAGGGATGGTTTAAAGTTCGATTTTCAAAACAAAAGATATTTAGATATTGAAACAACAATCTCTCATCCTACTGTTCAAGTTTTTGAAGAGATAGAGGGCAATGTTCCTTTTTATCGACTTGTTAATGCTTCAGTTGGTATAAAAGGCAATACTGTTGTTATTGAGTTATCAAAAGCCACAAACGGCTATGTAGTTATAAAATAAGGAGGAAATCATGGCACAAGTTTTTTATTCAGATTTAGATCTAAAACAAAATGAGTTAAAGAATTTTACTATTAAACGTGGGGCATTACCTATTGCACCCGTACAAGACCAATTTGCAGTTGATACAGACGGGAAATTAAAACAATATGACGGTGCTCAATGGGTTGAAGTAGGCATTGAAAGTTTCACTGCAGGTGAAGCAATCTCAATTGTTGATGGTTTAGTAGATGTAAAATATGATGATTTGACAGTTGGTTTAAATGGTTCAAATCAATTAGAGGTTAAAGACTCAAGTATCGGAAAAGCTAAACTTTCAAACGACATTGCAGGAAGCGGTTTAACTCAAGATATTGACGGAAGTATCAAACTTGCTGACGGATATGCTGAAAATATTGGAGATGGTGCTACAACTTCATTTACAATTACTCACAATTTAAACACAAAAGATGTAATTGTTCAGGTAGTAGAAATTGCAACAGGTGAAGCAATCAATGTTGATATTGCAAGAGATACCGTTAACACAGTAGTAGTTAATTTTGGTTCGCTTGCTCCTGCACAAGACAGTTTCAGAGTATTAATTAAAGCTATTTTATAATAAGCTCCCCACCTCCCCCAAGCCCTGTTGTATAACAGGGCTTTTTATGGTATAATAATATTGAAATCTTTTTACTAGACTCTTCCAAAGTCCACATTTGCTATTTTGTGTGGACTTTTTATTTTTAAAATATGGTATAATAAAAATATGAAAAAGCAATCAAGTCGTTCTAAAAGTTCTAAGAGCAGTAAAACGGTAAGGTACAGATTTGATTGGGGTAATAATACTATAATTGATGATACAATTCAAAAAGATGGTATTAAAAGTAATGCAAAAGTTATCTTTGATAAAAATGCACCATTCTTTCAACATAGGATAAAAACAAATGAGTGAAACAATAATGAATCTATATCCAATATTCAAATTTTTTGTAATAATTCTTGCTTTATTTGGTGGACATATATTGTTTAATAATATTTCTAATCTTGCTGCAAGAGCTTTTAAAGATAAATTAGATAATGAAAAAGACATCCATTTAAAAAATAAAGATATAGAAATTATGCAAGAGATACTTAATAAATACCCTCTTGTTTCAGCTGAATTCATGAAAAAATCTGAAAAAATGATGAATATTGAAAATAATCAAGAAATCCATGAATTATATAAAAAAGTTGCAGTAATAGAGAAAAAACTTGAGGGAATAAAAATCAAATGACATTGACATCAGAACAACAATTTGAAATGTTTGCTGACATTAAGGTAATAAAAAATAATTGTCTTAATTGCAAAAAAGCACAAGAAGATCACGAAAAAAGAATATCAATGCTTGAAAAAGGATATTGGATTTTTGTCGGTATTTCTAGTGTAATCACTTTTATATTGCCTTTTATATTGGATCTAATCATAAAGGATTAATCTATGAAAAGAATTATTATACATTGGACAGGTGGTATAGGTAAACCTAATCAGCATGAAAAAGAATGCTATCATTTCTTGATAGATGCAAAAGGTGAAACACATGAAGGAATTTACAAACCTGAAGATAATGAAAATTGCTATGATGGTAAATATGCACAACACACAGGCGGTGGGAATACAGGCTCAATTGGTGTCAGTTTGTGTGGTATGCTTAATTATCATAGTCGGTCTGATATTGGCCCTTATCCTATAACTGCAGTTCAATTTGAAGCAGCATGTAAATTTGTTGCCGGTTTATGCAAAAAGTATAAAATAAATATAACACCAGATACTGTAATGACACATTACGAATTTGGAATAAAACACCCTAAAACATCAAGCTATAGGAAACCTGATATTACTTTCTTGCCGCCATATCCATGGGTAACAAAATCAGATGTCGGTTCTTTTATAAGAAGTAAAATCAAATGGTATTACTTAAAAGGATCTCTTTCTTAACAATACGATCAACGGCTCAATAATTTGGGCCATTTCTTTTTGTTGGTATCCCATGAATTTTTACTAATTCAAGAACTGCTGCTTTCATTTGACATTTTTGAGATTTTATAAACTCCTGAATCGGACAATTTGAACAAATACAACCTCTTTGATAACATTCCACAGCTGATGGTGTCCATCTTTGAATTGAACCGGATTTACCTATGTCATTAAGCATTTTTTCAAGTTCCTTTTTTCTTATATTATACAATATTTCAGGCGAGATAATTAACATATAAACTCCCTACCAAAGAGGGTGGTCGTTCTCTTTGGATTTTAGGATTAAATTTTGGTTTGTAGTATATTCTCTTGATGACCACCGTAATACAAAAGGGAGTTTATTTTTTGTCATGTCTAATTTGTGTATTATAACCATATTCTATTGAATTGTGTTTTATAATCATTTCTTTTTCCTTTTTTGCTAAATTTGTCATTAGTAATTAAATTAGTTGCTTTGTAAATGATCATGAAAACCTTTCCAACATAAATATTTTTTATATTCGTATATTGCGGTATTAATTGACAATTCTGAATTATTTTGCCAACTTGTTCCTTCATAATTTTTATTATACCTGAATATTGCAGTTTCAGGATAATGAATAAATTTTGCACTTTTTAATGATAAATAAATAGTCATTAAATCTTTTATTGTTTTTTCTCGCATTTTAATATTTTCAATGCACCAAGCATACAAAGTTCTGTAATAGAATTTTATATAATCAGGATATTTTTTTATCCATTCCTGAATTTCTTTCCCTTGTCTTACAGGTTTATAAACAGAGCCAGTAATAGTCGAAATCATTTGTGCTAACTCTAAAAGCTGCTTAAATTTTAATTTATCAGGAACTAATAAAGCTGATTTTACAGGATTTCTATCAAGAATTAATAACATCATAATTTCACCTCTTTCTTGTTTATAATCCTAACATGTTATAAAAATAAAGTCAAGCATTAAAATAAACCAATGCAAGAGCATTTTTGAAAACTCCCATAGATTTTTTATCATCAGGATTTATAAAAGAATAGCCTTTTCTTAACCATTGTATTTCAACTTTTGGATTAAATAGGATATACTCATGCCAATATTTAGTTTCTGTTCTTACAGGTATGAGCATGACTGTTTCATTTCCTTCTTGTTGCTCTTCATAGGCTTTTTTAATACATTTTGCACATTCATCAAAAGGTGGATTACACCAATTAAGTTTTTTCCAAGGCATTTTTAATCCGTCACAATCACCATCTGTATAATAATGAATAGCCGGTATATTAAAATCAGAACAACAAACATCTAAATCAAACTCTTGTCTGTTCTTTACTGCCAGAGCCTTTTTTACAAGCTCTGGTGGGCTCATATAATCATTCCTCTTCTGCTCGAAGTTGTATTTGCTCATTTATTTCCCTTTCTTCTAATTCTTCTTTTAATTTTGAAGTAACTCTTTCAAACCTTCTTTTTAAGTAAGCATATTCAATCATTAATTGAATTAACTCTTTATCTGTCATTTATTCATTGTCCTTTATTAGTTTAAATTCAATATCATATACATCTTTGTTAATTTTTAAATCGGTATTTGTACCGTCAACGATTTTTATTGAAACAACCCTTGCGTATAATTTTTCGCCAGTATAACCCTTTACAAAAATAATGTCTTTTAGTATTGGATAGTAAATATTCCCGCTTTTTAAATAATCAATATCGCTCCATAATAAGTAGCCAAAATGATTTCCTATTCTCGTTGTCCAATATGGTTTTACTTCTCTATATTCATGCGTTTTTTCTCCGCTTTTGATTTTTTCAAACCATTCTTTTTTAACGTTAAAAGTTAGCATTCCTCTACAATCCTTTCTTTCTCATATTTAATCCACTCTTTTTTCAGTTCATCTGTTTTGATTAAGATAATATTTTGCTCAAAATCTATCTGGCATACTGGGCAGAGCTTGCCGTGGTATAGGTATTTAGGTGTGTTCATTCTCTAACCCCTTATTACTTAATATTGCATTTCCGCAGGTTATTCGGCTTGTATCTTCTTCAATGCTTGGTATAAAAACTAAAACATCAAAGCCTACATTTTTGAGGTTGTTTTCTATTTCTCTATATGGAGAGTAATCAAAATAACCGTTACTTGTTACAATATTATTTTCCTTGCAGGCATTGGTTAAATGTATCGGAGTTATTTTTACCATAAATTTTTCAGGGTTAAATAAATCACGTAACTTTTCAGCATTCACTTCAAATTCATCACCTATTGCAAAATTTAAAGTATACTTTCTACCCTTCGGCAGATCAAGCATTTTCCCAATTTTTGATATTTCTTCTAAATCCAAAGAGTTACCGGAAAATAATTCTTCTCTTAGCTTGTCATTTGTGGTATTAATACTAAATTGTAGTCCTGCGTCACCTTTAAATAAATCATTTTTTATATCTACCCAGCTATTTAAATATTCATTAAGGAATTTATTATTTTTCGGTAACATTGTAGATATAACTGGATGCACAAGGCTTCTACCAATATAAGGGCATATTATCTTTCTTACGTCTTTTGTAAAAATTAAAACATTATCATTCCATGTAGGTTCACCCATTCTGGCATAGTGAATATTCAGCCTTTTAGTAGTTTTTACTTCTGGATGTAAAGATAATGCAGATATTATCTGATTTTTTAAATCATCGTAAGTTGCATTCAAGCCCTTACCCACTTTAGGAACATCACAAAATTTACAGTTCATTGAGCATCCGTATTGAGTTGAAACAGTAACAACCCATTTTTCTTCTAACGGCAATAAGTCACCGTGTGGTACTTGGTTTATTTCTTTTGTATAACCTAAAAAGTCAGCTTTAATATTTTTTGCTTTGCCATAATCTTGCAATGATACAAATTCAAGTTTACCCTTTTCTGCTTGCATAATACATATATTGCCTGTAGGGACTTTTATGTTTTTTAAAATTTTATTCATACTCTTATCTCTTTAATTTTATTAATTCTTTACACATTACAGGGTTATTAGTCCATATACATTGTGGATAATCCTTTAATGCGATAATTCTAGGTACTGTTAACAAAAACAGAATTAAAATGACAATTATTGATGCTATTAGTTCACTATTCATACATCCACTCCTCCGCTCTGATGGCTTGCTTGATATCTCCCTCGTCATCAAGCTCGCATATTTGAATTGCAAAACGCAAAAATACTTCTTCTAAGCTATCACCGAATATTTTAAAAGTGAAATTTTCATCATCCCAACAAAAACGAATTTGTAATTTTGTAGGATAATCAAATAGCTGAATATCAAAGCCCATGCCGATTTCAATGAGAAGCTTTTGCAATTTTACAAAATTTTCAGCCTGCTCAAAGTCAGGGTAGACTTTTCTAAATGCCAGTTCATAATCGAAAGTTATAGGCTCAATCCCGCAAATCTTGCACAGTTGTCTTGAAAGCTCGCTTTTAACGGGTGCGCTTACGCTTTTACCCTCAGCTCGCTTTCGCTCTTTTGATAGGTTAGTCATCGGTAACTCCTTTCTAGAAACTCTTTACAAGTATTCCATAACCTTGTGAAAAATTTCTTAGGTAATTCTTGTTCATACCATTCTTGTAATTTATCTGGAAGCACTTCAAACAAAAAGGTTGCAAATACACCTGCTAAAAACATTCCAGATAGTACCAAGAAAAGCGCATACATCAACATACAGAAAATCTCTGTTAATTCAGTTATTTTAATTATCATTCTTCCCCCTTTGCCTTGCTGATGATGCCGAGGAGTTGTTCCTCATTTCTAAAATCTTTATACCAGTGATTACCCTGTCTTACTACAAAGCCTTCTTCATTAATCCTTTTAAAAATTTGTTTCCAGTATCTACATTGAAATTCGTCGTTATAGCAATAATTATGTATTGGGCATTTTATACCTTCCGGTTTGCAACAATATTCTTTTACAAGCCTTAAATCTGTCAGTCTACGGTAAGCCACTATTTCCTCCTTCGCCTTGCTGATGATGTCGAGGATTTTACTAGCTTTAGCATCTGAATTTTCATAGCAGTCTTTTTCCGTTATATCTTTGGCGACTTCCTCAATCTCCTCAAGAGCCTTAAGGTAGCGGGCGCTATCTTCACATATTGACTTTTTCCATTCCTCAAATGTGTAGATGAAACGGTCAAACCAATTTTCGCAATCGACATCGAACATCTGATTTTTTACATAATTTTTAATTTTATCAACACTCTTTTTCAGCTCCTCGTTTTCTTTTGAAAATTTTAACCATTCGTTTTGATGATACAAGCGTGCTTGTATTTCACAAGCAAAATTATCTTCCGCAATAGTTGCCCTCTTTTTTAACTCCTCGCATTCCTGCTCTTTGGATTGGTATTGTTTTTCAACTTCTTTTAGCAAATCAATAATAATTTTTCCGCTACCTTCTGCCGTTGAAATACCATAGACAAGAAATAATCCAGCTAAAGCTTTTGATAGGTTAGTCATTTTATTACCTCAATTCTTTCTTAATTCTACTTTTCCTCTAGATATGTCTTTTAGTAAATTATCAATTTGATGATATGCGTTCTTATATGTTTCATATAGTGCTTTATAACGTCTGTAATCTCGTTCTTTTATAAGTTTATTCTCCCTAACTTTTTTAAAAAAAATACTCATTTTATATGAATAATCCGTTCTTAAAGCGTCAAGGTCACTGATTAAACATCCTTTACTCATTTCCTTCTCCTTTCACTTTGATGATGATGTCTTTGACTATTTTGCTCACGATAATACAATCGTAAATTTCAATACAATTTGAAACTCTTTTATCAAGTTCATCAAATAATTGCTTGTATTTCTCACATTCAGCAATCTTATTTTTTAAATGTTTTAAATCTTTTTCATAATCTTCTGCTATACGATTATAGCTAATACAACGATTATTATTACTTTTAGGGTCAAAACAATTACATTTTATTCTTTCTTTTAGCTCCTCGCATTCTTGCTCTTTACGTTTGAGTTGGTCTAAAGCCCAATCCAATTTATATGAACAAGAGTCTCCCTCGCAAGGAGTGTACCAACCACAATAACCCTCACGATGTTTAGAATAAGCTTCACACCCACTCACATCAACACCGTCGATTATTTCTTTAGTATCCATTTTAGTACCCCTTTTACTCTTTCTATTATCTTGTGCCAGCAAAATGGCTTGTTTTCACAGTAATCATAAGGCTCTTTGTAACACATGTTTGTATATTGATATAAGCCTTGATATTCTATTCCATTGTTTTCTACGTAATACTTGCAATTTGCAAAATTACATTTGTCAATCATTATTTCATCTGCCATTACCTAATACCCCATCTTTTTAGATAAGTCATACACGAGCTTACAGTCCTGCAAGCAATATCTTTTTATTAATTCTTGGCCCGTTGGAGTTTTTATTAGTTCAGGAATTTGTTTTACATCAAATTCTTCTTTACACTCTCCATTGAGAAGAACTTTTGCAACATCATCTAGTTTGGCCATTTTACCGTAACCGCACCACTTTTCCATAAGGTCAATGAATTGAGGTTTTTTTCTACTTCTAATAATTTCAAGATGTCTTAAATTAAAATCTTCAATTCCTAGAATAATACCTCTCTTAAAAATAAAATCCCAATCAAATCCAGTGCCGTTCCAAGTTACAAAAACATTATCCTCTTGCATTAATTCAGCTAATTTTTTGAGCATATTCTCTTCTTCTGATAAGTCAACTTCTTGAATATTATCACCATAATAGCCTATACAAGCGATTTTCCCGTAAAGAGGATTTAAAGCCATCTTTTTTATTTGTTCCTCTTTTTTCTTTTCGATATCGGCTTTTATTTTTGCTTCATCTTTTAATCTTGAATCTGCTACCACTTCCGGAAGTTTTGAAATCATTTCAGGATTAGGCATTGTTTCTATATCTATTGCTAAAATATTCATTTTACACCTCATTTTCTTTATCAAAAATAACAATACAACTTGAAATCATTGTTCCACTTTCTTTAAAAGCTCCTGCCTCTATTTCTATTACTTGAGCTTTATGAGAGTAGATAAAATCTTTAAATTCGGTTTCTTTTCTGAAAGAAGAATGTTGCCAATGTTTAGACATTATTGTAATTACTCTTTTTGTTGCATGCTTAAGCATTTTATAAAAATGTTCTATGTCCTGATTTTTTGAAAATGGAGGATTTGCAACAATAACATCAAATTTTAAATTTTCATCAAGAGTTAAGAAATCATCTTGTAAAAATTCTGCATCACCTTTTAATTGTTTTCTGTTTAAATCCATTAATTCACAATAACTAACTTTAATATTTGGATCATATTCATTTATTGCTTGAATTATTGCACCTTGACCGGCACTAGGTTCAAGAATTGTTTTTGTTCCTTCAGGGATATATTTGCAAAGTTTTTCACATAATTCTTTTGGTGTTGCGAAAAATTGAAATTCTTTTTTTAGATTTCTATTATCGCCATTTTTAATTGATTCAAATAATTCTGCAGGATCTTCTTTAAATAAAAAACCTTTTTCTTTTCTGTTCCATTTTCCACCAATTAATTCAATTTTTTTAGCAACATCAAGATATAATTTTCTATCCATTTGAATATCAGGTAAGAATAAAACATTACCTTTTAATGTGCATTTGTTTAAAACATCTAAAACTTCCATTTTTTATTTTTTCCTTTCATTTTCTATTATTTTCCATGCTACTTTCGCACCATGACAAACTTCTACTTTATAACCGAATTCTCTTAGAATTTTATGCACTTTTAATTGTTCAGCACTTACAACTCCACCATCTCTGCGTTTTAATTCAATAAATAAATTAAATTCAGGAATAAATAAATCAGGACAACCTTTTAACATACCTTGTGAATATCGTTTATTTGTTAAAATGCCCATGAGTTTATTTAATTGTGTTTTTATTATGTCTAATTGACTTGATTTAACATAATGTTTTACAATATCAAGCACTGCTAAAACAGGAAACTGTAAACTATTCTCAATACTGATTATAGTTATACCTTCCATTTTGCAACGAGTAACGAGTGCTTTTTGTTCCTCTTGCTCTAAAACATTAAGCATTAATCACCTCTAAAATTTTACTCCAAGTTGGATTTATCAACTCTAAAGGTACATCATTATATTTTTCTTTTTTGACGGTCAATTTACCTACAATGCTGCCGGTAGGTTTTAATGTCAAAACTCTATTATCATCATCAGCAGTTTTCAAATAGAAAACATTATCAACCGTCATATTTATTTTTGATTTTAATGCATCTGTCAAAAGAAGATCTATTTCTTCATTCTGCTTTTGGTGGCAGGTGGCAATAATTGAAATTCCTAAATCTTTAATTTTTTTAGTTATTTCCCAAATTTTATTATAAATTTCAGGACGGCCATAATATTTATCTTGAATCTCACCTTTACGGAGCATGCCAAGCATAAATTTTACAAACATCTCATCAAGTGTATCTATAATAAGATATTTGAATTTAATGTTTTCTTGTTCAATGAAATTTATAAAATTCAAAAATTGTTCATAAGTGCATGCTTTATCTTCTCTGGCTTCACCTGCAGATGTTGGAACAATTCTTAATGTTTCTGTTTCATCAATATGAGAGATCCTGTTCTCAAAATTAATTAAAACCGTCTGACCTAATTCAGAACAAGTTGTTGCAAGAACAGTTTTCCCACAGCCAATATTCCCATATATTATGGTAAAAGTTGGTGTCGAATAATTACTTTTTGGCTTAATTTCACCAAATAATTCATTATAGTCCATGTATTTACCTCTTTCTTAATCTTAAAAACATCTTGTCTGTCCAAGTGTCAACCGTCTTTCCGATTTGTCAGTTATATTAGAGAGTTTAACTAGGGATTAAAATTGTGGAACTGCTTTTGCAGGTTTTGCAGTTTCTGTTGTTGCTGCTGCCGAAGCAGTTGAAGAACCTACATCAGTATTTGCCTGAATAAAGTCGTATGCTTTTGAATTTTTTAATACTGCTTCTGAATCGAAGTCGTTATAAAAACCAAAGCCACATGCAGCAACTTTATTTGAAAATAAAATTACAGGCATTTTACTCATATCAACACCGTTCTGTTCTTTTTCATTGATTAATTTTAGTATTGATTTTGGCATAGCATTAATTAAAGATGCTGTCAGTTTTTCTGTGAATTTAATTGCTTTTGTTTCTTTATCTTGAGCAATAAAAGGTTCTTGTTTGATATGAACTAAAACTTTTGAGCCTACAAATTGTGCCGGCCCTTTTGCTGATGTTTGCATTTTTGCAAGTGCATCATTCTTTTCTTTGGCATCAAGTGCATTATATTCATCTTTTGTAAGTTTTGAATATAAACATCTTGTGAAGAAGTTTCTTAAATTTTGCAATTTAAAATCAATTGCAGTTTGTTCATCACCGTTTTGAGGTAAAAATAAATTGTGAACCATTTCTTTTTTACCTTCTTCAAGTTCTAATGTAATTGTTAGTGCCGGTTTATCGTTTGCACCGAGTACACTTTGAACTACATTTTTGATTTCAGCTTTGTAGAAACCTTCCGGCAATAACTCAAAATTGCTCTCTGAAGTTCTGTCCTCAACGTTTTCAAAATTAACTGAAAATCCTAACCAATTCTGTGTTGCTGTTGCTGCCATTTTACACCTCTTTCTTTTCTCTTTTTGTACGATCAGCATCAATTATCTCATTGATTTTTTTGTTAAATGTTTTGTTTTCCTTGTCGGCTTGTTCCTGCACGTACTCTTTATTGCCGTTACTGAACCAAACAGACTTATTTGGATTTGACATATATTTTCCTCCTCTTTTATTATCCTAACATGTTATAATTAAATTGTCAAGCACATTTTTTCACGCATTTTATAATATACATAATTCGGGTTGTATTGCTTTCTACGAGCATAATTTGAAAGTCTTATTACTTCTGAATTGAATGTATCATTCGGAATCGAATCCGGTTTCATGCTTAATAATTTTGTGTAATAAAAAGTGTTCCCGTTATGACCTAATAAATGTGTCAAGGCATCTATTGCCCCGGCTGAACCTGTGCTTGCTTTTATTTCAATAATTTCTTTGGCTCTTAAATTATCCTGAATCTCTCTTTCTCTTTGTGCTTGCTGCTGCGTTAGAATAAAATCACATTCTGGGCATGTGTTTGTTCTTTCATAAATTACTGAAAAACATGACGGACACACAATTGGCCTAAATTCAACTTCTCTTTTTATTTCCTGATCTGGTGAATATAACCGAGGTTCTGACCACAAACCAAATCTTTCAATATTTCCGGCATAATCAAATAAACGAAAAAACTTTTTGCCACCTTTATCAATTCGTGCTAATCTACCAACGGATTGTAAATATAAAGGTAATGAATTTGTTGGGCGTGCAAAAATACAATCAATAATCTCTGTATCATTATATCCACGTGTTAAAATTCCAACATTTACAAGCATTTGAACACGACCACTAGCATGAGCATTTAACCAATAATCTTTTTGAAATTTTTTCATTTTTGAATGAATTAAGCCTGTATTAATTCCAGCATTACAAAGAGCCTTTTGTAGTTTTTCAGCATGATCTATATTTATAGCAAATACAATTCCACGATAACCACAATTAACTTTTTTATAAGTATTAACAATATCATTTATTAAATAAGTTTGATTACATACTTTATCTAAATCATCTTCATTAAATTCACCTGTTGTCATAACTCTAACATTTTTTAGATTAGGTGTTAAAGGTATAAAATTTTTATCTATAGATAAAAAACCTAATTTTTGAAGTTCTCTAACTGTTATGACTTCATGATAAAAATCAAATCCGGGCAATAAATAACCTTTTGCATTTGTCGGTGTTCCTGTAACCCCTATTATTTGTGCATTTGGATATTTTTCTTTAATTTTTTTTACCATTTTACCTTTAGAACAAAAGTCTGCTTCATCAAAAAATAAAATATCAGGTTCAATATTCAAGTTTCTTTTTACAAGTGTTTGAAGCATTGCTATTTGATTTTTAGAATTTGGATTATAATATTTATCTAATCCTGATTTAATTACACTTTTATCTAAATCAAATTTACTAAATTCATTATAAGTCTGCATTACCAAAGGTTCATTAGCTACAATAAACCAGACTTTTTTACCTTGTTTATTCAATTCGTTTATAACATTGGCGGAAATAAAAGTCTTACCTGATTTCAAGAACCAGTTGGA